GCGGGGGCGGGCGGCGTACTGGCCTAGCAGGTAACGACGGGGGCCGGGGCAACTCGGCCCCTTTGGGAGTGAACATGCCATACATCACGGTCGCACAGTTCCGAGACTATATGCCGCAGGTCAAAGTCGGCGCGCCGGTGGACGCGCAGATTGAGGACGTTATCGAGCGCGCCCATGCCATCGTTGGCGATGCGCTGGGCTTTGAGTTTGCGGCCTATGGCGCGACGGCAACCGAAAAGGACGTGCTTTGTAAGGCGTCCGGCGCGTGGCTGGAAGTGCCGTACCATAACGCGACAACCGTGGCGACCGTCACCGAGGTATACGCACGCGGAACCTCCTATGAGTCCGAGACAGACGTCGAGGACTGGCTGGAAGAGGACGACGGGCGGCTGTATCGCGGCGATGGCTGGGCGGCGGGTGCGTGGTATCGCGTCACGGCGAAATGGGGCTATGGCCCGGCGCCTGAGAGCGTTGTGGAAGTGGAGCTGGAAGCGGCGATCAACATCTGGCGTGGGCGCGACGCGGCGATTTGGCAGAACGAAGTCGGCGTACAGGGCCAGGGCAATGCGCCGATGAACCGGGCGCTCTCTTGGCCACAACGCGACGTGCTGAATGGCGTGCGCAAAACGTATCTGGGGTTGGTCCATGCCTAGACGATACCGGCTCGACAAACTCGAAATGCCCGAGCTCGAGGAGATTCTGCCCAGGGCGCGGCGCAAGATTATGCGCGCGGGCGTGAAGATCATCGCGCTCAAAGTGCGTCAGATCGCGCCGGATAGTGGCGTAGCCCACAAAGGCAAGCTGCGTAAGACCATCACCTATCAGGTGCTACAGGGCGGCTTGCAGGGCGTGGTGGCGGCAAAAGCGCCGCACGCGCACCTCGTACACAACGGGACGAAAGCGCACGAAGTGCCCGCGCCCAAAGACCCGGCCAAGTTCCGGGCCGTGTACAGGTTCCATCCTGGCGGGCGACCGGCGCAGCATCCCGGCTCTAGGCCGCAGCCGTTTATGACCGACGCGGCGGAACAGACGCGCGGCGAAGTGGAGCGGGCGATGAAACAGGCGACCGAAGAGGCCATGCGTGAGGTGGTTGGATGACCTACGCGGCGGTGCTGGCGGGGCTACAGGCGCGACTGGCAACTATTGCGGGCGTAGCGGCAACGCTCACGCTCAACCCGGCCGGGAACAATAACGCACTTCTGTGGACGGCGGTAAGCACTGGCTTTGAGGGCAATCAGATCAGCGTCGAGTATACGAACCCGGGGGCGATCAACAAGCCGCTCACGCTGACGCTGACGGGCAATGCCATCAGCATAGCGCTGGCCACCAACGGCGCGGGGGCGATCACGTCCACAGGCGACCTGATCAAAACGGCGGTGGCGGCCGATGCGGCGATTGCGGCCCTGGTAACGCCTACCGACGTTGCCCCGGATGACGGCTCAGGCGTTGTGACCGCCATGGCGCGGGCCTATCTGACCGGCGGGGTAAGCGCCCCGGTGGCCATCCTGGACTATGTGCCCACGGCGATTCACGACACGCCGATGATTTACAGCCTGCTGGATAACCTCGAGATCACGCGCAGCGGCCAGATCAAGGCCAAGCACTACCGTATCCTGCATCGGCTGCTGTTGCGCTGGCAGGACAACGAGCTCGCAGAAGAGCAGATCATACCGTTCGTGGACAGCGTGCCTGACGCCATTGACGCCGATCCTCATCTGGGCGGGGCGTTGGTGAGCGGGTATGCCGAGATCAATGAGTGTGACGCCGTATGGGTAACCGTAGCCGGCGTGGAATATCGCGCGTTGGATTTCTACTCGACCGTCATAGACAAATCGTGAGGTGAACCATGGCAGAATTGCCCTTCGAGAGATTATTGGTGGGCGTCGAGGTGGCGCGCGGTACTCCGCTGGCTAACCCGACGCGGTACTTGAACCTGGCCGGTACGGTGTCCCCCAAACAGGAGATCTACCGCCCAGACGAAAGCCGCGGCACGCTGGCGGAATTCTATCGCAGCGTCGTCGTGCGGCAGTGGAGCGAATTCGAGGCCGAGGGCGGCCTGGACGTGTACACGTTGCCGCTGCTTCTGAATGCGCTCATTGCCGGGAACATCGACGGCACGGGCGCGACCCCGGCCGCACTCACGGTGGACCCTGCCGGGGCCAACAACGCTATCGACTATGAGGCCGTCACGGCCGGGGCGCAGGGCAACCGTATCTCGATCACGTACATCGATCCCGACGTGGCCCTTTCGCCGCTAGACATCGATGTATCGGATCAGGCCATATTGGTCTATCTGGAGACCGGCGCGGGGCCGGGCAACGCCATTGTGACGATTGGCGACGACATCACGGCGGCAATCGCTGCCCATCCGGTGGCAAGCCTGATGGTTACGGCGGTAGACAGTGGCGCCGATGACGGCTCCGGGGTGGTCACGGCGATGCCGTTGGCCTACCTCACCGGCGGAGTCGGGGCCAACATCACCATCCCCGCGGGCGGGGCAACGACACGCCTGTGGACGTTTGCGCCGACCATGAACGCCGACGATCTGGACACGCTGACCTTCTACTGGGGCGACCCGAACATCCAGCAATTTCAGAGCGACTACAACCTGCTGGATGAGATGGTCATCAGCGCGGACGCCAGTGGCACCGACGGCGCGACGGTATCCATCAAGGGCCAAGGGCACTTTCCGGCCAAGCAAGCGCCGGGGGCGGTGCCCGCCATGCTCGAAGGGCCGCTGCTCATGCCTGCCAACATGCAGCTCTGGATCGATACGGTCACCATCGGCACGACGCCGATCACCGGGCGCGTGGTATCCGCTGAGGCAACCATCCCCAGCGCCGTGGCGCGCAAGTGGTTGGCGGCGGGGCCGGCGGGCGCACTCGAATTTCAGGGCATCGGCCGGGGCAAACGGCATGCCGAAATGAAGGTGGTCTTTGAGCTGCCCGACATGACCCAGTACGACCTCTGGACGGCGCACACAGACCTCAAAGTGCGGCTGCGCATCAACGGCCCCTTGATCGAGGGCGTGCTGTACAACTATGTGGAGGTGGACATTTATGGCCCCTTCGACGCCCTCTCATGGGGCGAGCATGAGGGCACGAACCGCACGGCGGAGCTGACGATTCTGAGCGAGTACAACGACACGGCGGGCTACGATTTCGCGGTGAAGGTTCAGAGCAACCGCGATTCACTGTAGAGACAACGGGACGCATGGGGGCCGCAAGGCCCCCGGACTACACAAGGAGGAAGGGCATCATGGCTATGTTTGTCGATCCGAATGCGAAGGTTCCGGTGGTACTAGACGGGAATACCATCTTCATTCGCACGAAGATGTCCGCGGGCGTTAGGGCGGCCGTGCAGGACGAGATGAGGGCGCGCGGCTTCAAAGGCACCGACGATATGTCGATCAGTGGGATCGGCTCCTATCGTCTGGCGCTGCTACGTCACAACATCGTGGGCTGGGAAGGCCCGGCATTCAACGGCATCAAGTGCAACCGCGAGAACATCTCGCTGCTGGATCTGGATGAGCCGCTGATTGAGTTGGTCGCGGAACAAATCGGGCTGCGCAACGAGCCGAAGGAATCACCAGACCCAAACGCACTTATGACCAATGGCGATACGACCGATGGCGCGACGCCTTTGCCGGACGCCTAAAACGCGACGAGTACCCGGTTGGTGACTATGACGCCGAGATCGCGTTGGCGGACGAGCACCACTGGACGCCGGAGGAGATCACGCGCATGGACCCGGACTATATCACTGAGCAACTCGCGCGCATAGAGGCCAGGGCCGACCACATCGAGGCCGCCGAAGCAGAGCGCAAGAAGAACGCGAAAAAGGGCAAGGGCAGCACGGGGCGGCGCGGTAAACGCGGTAGCACCGAGATCGTTGACGCGGACGTATGAGGATAGGTAATGGCGAGTAAAGCAGAGCTGTCGCTGATCCTGTCGCTGATTGATGAAGTGACCGGGACGGCCAAAAACATCAAACGCGAGCTAGGGGACGTCGGCAAGGCGGCCGGGGGCCTCAAGGGCGCGCTGCAAGAGGCCGGGGGCGCCTTCAAAGCCGTCGGCGGCGCGGCGATTCTGGGCGGCATTGGGCTGGCCACGACCGCCATTGCGGGCATCGGCGCGGCGGCATTTGGTTCCGCGATGCAGTTTGACGAAGCGTTCGACGGCATTGTGCAAAAGACGGGCGCAACGGGTGACCGGCTCAAAACACTCCAGGATGACGCCAAGGCCGTTTTTTCTTCGATCCCCACGGACATTCAGGCGGCGGCGGATGTCGTGGGCACGCTCAATCAGCGCCTCGGGATGACCGGCGAAACTTCGCAGGAACTTGCCAAGCAGCTCCTTATGATGGGCACAGATGACGCGACAAAAAGCACGGAGCTGTATACGCGCACGATGGGCGATTGGGGCATTGCAACAGAGGAGGCGTCGCAATACCTAGACGGCCTATACGCCGTTAGTCAGGACACGGGCATCGGCGTAGACGATCTGATGTCCAAAGTCGTGCAGTTTGGTTCCCCTCTGCGCCAGATGGGCTTTTCGTTGGATGAGGCGTCTCTGCTCTTTGGGAAATTCGAGAAAGAGGGCGTCAACTCCGAGTTGGTCATGGGCAGCTTGCGCATCGCCGCGGGCAAGTTCGCCAAAAGCGGCACGCCGTTGGTTGAGGGCCTGTCGGATACCATTGAGGCTATTCAGGGGACGACTGACGCCTCAGCGGCGCTGGCAATGGGGATGGACATCTTTGGCGCGCGTGCGGGGCCGGACATGGTCGCGGCTATTCGGGAGGGGCGTTTCAACATTGATGAGATGTGGGCCTCGCTGAACAATAGCGAGGGGGCTATCATGAACGCCGCCAACGCCACGATGGACTTCCCCGAAAAGCTCCAAGTGATGAAAAACAAGGCCATGACCGCGATTGAGCCGCTAGGCGCGGGGATCATGAGCGCGCTCGGTTCGGCCGCTGACGCCCTGAGCACGGCGCTCGATAGGCCCGAAGTGCAGGCGGCCATCACGAATATCGCCGATGGCATGGCAAGGGTGGGCGATACGATTGCCACGGTCGCCACGCAGCTGAGCACGGGCGACATTGGCGGGGCGCTCAAAACGATCTTTGGCCCCGAGACGGCGGGTAAAATCCTCAATATCGCCGATGGCATCGGCAATTTCATCGACCGGCTGGGTGGCGCTCCGGCCGTGCTCAGCACCGTGGCAAAGGTCGTTACCGGCGTGATCGTCGTGGCGTTCCTGGCCTGGGCGGTGGCGGCGGGATCGGCGGCGGTCGCAACTATCGCGGCGGCGCTCCCTGTCATCGCCATCATGGCGGCCGTGGGCGCGGCGGTGGCGCTGCTCGTGACGGCCTGGCAAAACGACTGGGGCGGCATTGCGACGTTCCTGACGGGACTATGGACAGGCACGCTTGAGCCCGTGTTCAACACCCTCAAGGAATGGCTACAGGTCAACATCCCCATCGCGCTAGAGACGCTTGCGGATTTCTGGACCAACACGCTGCAACCGGCGATTCAGACCGTGTGGGCGTTCATTCAGGACAGCGTCGTTCCGCTCTTGCAGGCGCTATGGGAGCTGCTCTCTGTGGCGCTGAGTTTGGCGCTAACGGCGCTCGCGGGGCTTTGGGAAAACGTGCTGCTACCGGCAATCAAAAAAGTGTCCGGCTGGTTCACCGAAAAGGTGATTCCGGTGCTGCAAACGGCCTGGTCATGGCTCTCTGAAAAGCTTTCCCCGGCGGTTGAGACGGTCACCGGATTCTTTGACAAGGCCAGCGACGCCCTGGGCGGTCTCTCCGGCGCATTCGACAAGGTGACCGGCTGGATTCAGAAGATGGCCGACAAGCTGAGCAATCTCCATCTGCCAGACTGGCTCACGCCCGGCTCGCCGACGCCGCTGGAAACGGCCATGTGGGGCTTGGGCGATTCCCTGCAGCCGGTGGTCGCCTTCTTTGGCTCGTTTGCGACCGCGCTCGGTGATGCGGGCGGCCAGACAATCCGCGACTTTGGCGAGGGGATACTGTTCATTGCCCAGGCGTTCCGCGAGCTCGCGGGCGCTTTTTCGGACAGTGGCGGGCCGGGGATGGACCTGGAGACTTTTGGCGCGCGGCTGTACGCCTCAATTCACCGCGTCGCCGAGGTGCTGCAATACGCCCGCGAACAGATCGGTGAGGACCTGCTGGATGACGCTTCCGATCTGGCGGGGGACATCGTTGAGGCAATGGCGGTCGTGGCTATCGATTTCGCCAACCTTGCGCAGCTCGTCACTCTGCCATTCCCGGATATGGGCATCTGGGGCGAACGATTTTACGCCGTCCTCCATCGCATCGCTGAGGTGCTGACCTATGCCCGCGAGCAGATCACCGAGGATCTGCTGGATGACGCCTCCGATCTGGCTGAGGACATCGGCCAGGTGGCGGCGATTATCGCCATCGATTTCGGCAACCTGACGCAGCTAACCGATCTCAAGTTCCCCGACCTGGTGATCTGGGGCGCGCGCTTTTATGCCACGCTACATCGGGCGGTGGAGGTGCTCAATCACGCGCGCCTGATGATCGGGCAGGACCTGCTCGATCTGGTCGCGGCCATCGCGGGCGCTGTAGTGCAGGTGCTTGCGATTGTGGCCACCGACTTTTCCAAGCTGACGACACTCACTGACATCAAGTTTCCCGATCTGGCCGACTGGGGCGCGCGGCTGTACATGCTGATTCAGCGGCTCTATGAGGTGGTGGAAACGGCGCGGCTACTGCTGGGGCAGGAGGCGCTCACCGCCGCGGCGGGGCTGGCCACGGTGATCACCGAGCTATTCTCGATCCTCACCATTGACCTGTCCAGGATCGGCCTACAGCCGGTGAACTTCCGGGCCCTGTTTGCGG